CCGTATGATATGTCACCACCATACATATACCAACCATACCATAGTGCCCATAATAAAACAGATGATGCAGATAACCACATCACCTTCCAATTTACCTTATCATTATTAGATGCAATCCATGTGCCTAGGGTTTGCACAGAATCGTTTGCAATTACAGAATAAGCAGCAAGTAAGAAACCTACTGCCATCCAAAGAGTTATTAAATCCATTATCAATACCTTTAATAAAATTGACAATTTCTTGCCAATGATAAAAAATTATAACATTAAATTGTTACAAAATTATTACAGCACGATTGATTTTTAACTGATGTCCCGCATCCGGTTGACAAGCCGTTCGGCACGTGCACCAACTTGACGATACCAACGTGAATCAACCATTTCATCTGCAGCAGCATTCCAATCCTGTGAATCAACTCCGCGTTTCATGCCAACAAATTTTGAAAGTCTGGGACGACCAAGGTTAAACATCATGTTAGCAATTATTTGTTGAGCTTCTTCTGGCAAATTGTGAAAGTCTGAGTAAAGGATGTTGCAGTCTCGCAAGACTCCTTGGATATCTGACTCGAAGGCTTGAGAGCATCGCTCAGAAGAAATGGCGGTGCCCACTGCAAGTCCGTGTTCAGGGTCTGACTCCGTAACCAGATGGCCGATACCAAAAGTAGGATAACCGAGATGGTCCAGATAAATCTCATGAACTACTCCCTCGTCAATTTCAAGTTGTTTTCTAAGCTTTTCTAAGTCCATAAAAATCTTCTTTCGTAATTGAATTTATAATATCATGTTCAAAAGTTTCAGATATTACACAAAGTTTTCTCATGTCTACTGAAGACATTACCGATCCAAGTTTAATAATACTTGAATTTGGTTTATCAAAAGAAAAACCGCTTAGGTAAATTTTATCAAATCCCCAATTATTCATTGTGCTTATTGCTAGTATACCTGTCGATAATCCTTGAGGTCTGTTCCATAATTTATCCTCATCCAATAAGAAAAAACCAGCGTTTGGATTATCAGAATATTTTTCATACATTCTAAATGTGGTAAAAAGTGCTTTTACTTTTTTACGAATTAACTGATTTATTATTTGGTCGTCTTGTGCAAAATAAACATTTGCATTGGTGTATGCCAAATTACAGCTAACTGAAAAAAGAGATTGAGGAACTCCTTGTACTAATTCTCTTTCAGGGCCTGCCCCAAAAATTATAGCGTCCATAAATATTCTCCTATGTAATTAGCTAAATCTTTGTGTAAAACTTTATTTGGGTGTTTTCCGTCAGGAAAATAATGGTGTGGGTTTGCCTCCATATATTGTTTCTTTTTCCCAAAATTATCCATCACTTCTAAAAGAGAATCTTGATATGCTCTGATTCCTTTAACTCTTGGTTTGTAAAATTCCCACATATCTTCCCAACCAAAAACATCAACATCTTCAACATTAGAGTCATACTTTTCTAGCACACTTGGAATTGTAAGAACAGTGTTTAATTTAGATCCATCATTAGTTATTTTATTAAGACCGCCGATTAAAATTAATTTTGATTCCCATTCTTTTAACATTTCATATACAATATCGTTTATAATTCTACCCTGAGCGATGACATTTTTAACATCAAATTCTTCTTCGGTGATGCCAAAGTCCGCCCTACCTGGATGGTCTTGTAACATAATAGAACGTAATCCACATGTTTTAAAAAACACAATATAATCAAACATGTCATGCATTTGTTCAATTACGTATATACTTTCAAAATCATCCCATCCGGGATTTGGAAATCCAACAGCAACGTATCTTTGAGGAAATTCAGATGCTAAATACCCACTGACAGAGTGGGTTGCAGGCCAATCAGAGTCTTTATTTTCATCGAGTTCACCTTGAGCCCAGGAATCGCCTGTAACAAGAACATATTTTCTTTGAATGTTATATTTTTTATCCTCTTCTCTATTTTTGTCTAAATTCTCTTTAATTAACTTATGCATGTTTTCTAATTGGTCTTGAGATGCTTTTTCTCTATGCACAGTATACCGATTTTTCATTCTTTAAGAAGTCCTCTAACTTTTTCTCTGTTAAAGAAATGAGCTTCTTTAATTTCCTCTTTTGATTGACCGTGATATGCAACTGCAAAATTATTATCAATTAAAATTTCAGATAACATCTTCCAAGAGTCTGTAAAGCTATCATAGACTAGAAAGTCCCCTAAAATGCGACCAAACTTACCTCTTTCGTCTTTTGTAGTTTTGAGTGTAATTGGTTTATCTAAAGGGCAATAGGACTCAACAACTTCTTTCGCAAGTAACCCAAACTTTTTTTCTTCCAAGTCTCTTGTACGCGATTCTGGAGTGTCAACACCTTGTAATCTAATGCGCTGATTAGACAGGGTAATGTTAAAACCAAGGTCAATATCAACATCAATAGTATCACCATCAACCACTTTAATGACTCTACATTTATATTCATACATTGTTAACTCCAAATGGTTTTTTAACACAAATAATAGACTTGACAGGGGCACCGTTAAACTGGGAAGATGCAAAAGATTTAAGTTTTTCTAAATTAGCCTCTACATGAGCGTAACAAATTGCTTGAGACTCAAACTCTAAAACCTCACCATTATTATGAGAAATTTCAATCGCATCTGTTTTAGATCCTAGAGCAACCATCATTATTACAATTATCTGCCACATCATATTTATCCTTAATTGATTTAATTTTATTCCACTGTTTAGTAGTAAGTTGGCCATACCAGGACTTATCTTGGGCTTTTATACAGCCAAGTATAAAATTTTTTTCCCAATCAGTCAAAGGTTTTTCCTCAAAGAACTGCTTGAGATGTTTATTTATTCTTTTGCTCATTGATACTTTTTGGGTTTATGGCGATTTTACCTACGTTTTCTTCATAGATTCTAAGTTTTAGTCTTAATTCATCGTTTTCTTTTAGTAGTCGTGCAATTGTGTCCTTCAAACCTTCCATAGTAAATCTATGCTCATTCATCATTTTTATTTACCTCGTATATATAGGGATCAAGCTTTTTTAACTTTCTTTTTTTAAAGTAAAATTTTAATTGAAAAACTAATTCATGATACCAATTTAACATTTATTTTTCTTTCCTGTAAGGATTTTCTTCAGGTGTAGTACACAAAGTGATCCTTAAATCATCATTTAAATTTAGCACTCTATGACTAAAACCTGCTCTAAAAATATAGCTGTAACCATTTTTATAAGTATATTTAATATTATCCACTTCTAAAAAGCTTTTATCAGTGGAAATTGAAGTGATAAAAGAAGATGTAAATTTTTCACCTTCAGCGTCAGTATGCCAGGGAATAGCACATTTTGGCTTTAAAACGGAAATGTAACAGTTTTTTATGTTTTTAATACCAGTGTGCTCTTGAATAAGCTTCAACCACGAAGTAATACATTTTAAGTTTTGAGAGACAGGAGAAATTTTTGAATTTGTAATTAAATTAAAAGATTTCCAATAAGGATTATCAATTTGTCTTTCACTAAATAATTTATATCCATTTTTATAGAAAAATTTAATTTTTTCTATGTCAGCTTCAAGAACAGGCAATGGAATTTGTTTACAATAAGTCATACTGATTACGCCTATTTTTAAGCTCAGGTAAAAAAGGAACAGCACTTGTCTCAAAGCACTGAGGATCTTTACTGTCTACAGTAATTAAAATAACAACATTTTTAATTCCAGTTCCGTATAATTCATTATGTGCTACAGCATAAGCACAACACTGTATAAAATAATCTTTTATTTGTTTTATATACTTTGTCTTTTTAGATGTTTTAAAATCAATGATAGAGGGTATACCTTTCCATATGCCTACCATATCACACCTACCAGCGTATTTATATTTATTACTCCATAAAACTTGCTCTTGACCCCAAATTTCTTCGACACCAGATTCTGTAATTTTAACTAAGTCTCGGGTCATTTGTATTACATCAGATGATTCTTGGACTAAATCATTTATTATATCTTCATTATTAAAATGACGCTCTGCATATTCATGAATAAGAGTGCCTCGATCTGTGGCTTCTTTTGAAATGCGAGCTGCCTCTTCTTCTCCTACTTTATCTTTCCAAGCCTGCAACCAGACATTATTAGCTGTTTTACCTAAAATAGTAGTAATACTTGGATAATCACCGTCAGGGGTAAAGTAAGTCCTACCTGATGATAATGTATCAACACGCATATCATACGTATAATCGTATTTTTTATTATGTGTCCACATTAAAAAACTTTCATCTCATTTTTAAAATCATCAACAGAGTTTACAATTGGTTTACCTTTTACATTTAAACTTGTATTAATTAAAATAGGGTGATTATGTGCAGTGGTAGTTTCTAAAATTTTTCCTAAGAACCCATTTTTTGAGGAATTGACAAGCTGAAGTCTTGCTGTATCATCATGAGTTCTAAATATATCAGTCTCCGAAAAAGCGACAAACAACATGTCATATGAAGGAATATAAATATCAAAATAATCTTCAGCAACAGAGTCAAGACAGATAGGAGCATATGGTCTCCAAGTATCGTTGATTCTTTTTTTGATGTTATTAAGTTTTGAAATGTTAAGCTCAGTTGGTAAACATAAAATACTTCTATTACCAAGAGCACGAGGACCAAATTCAGCTCTACCATTTAAAACAGGAACAACTTCTCCTTGCATAATTCTATGTGCAATTTCTTCTGGATTTTGATCTAAAGAATCATTATAACCAATATACGGGCCCTCCCAAAGAGGTCTTTGCACAAGAGCAGCTGCTCCTAAAGCACATCCTGCATCTCCTGCTGCCGGTTGGATAGCAATTTCTTTGAATCCAGTATATCTTACTAACTCTGTGTTGGCAACACAATTTAAAGCTACACCACCAGCGTATGCTAATTTAGAGGAGCCTGTTTCGGTATGCAACCAACTTGCAAGATTAATTAAACACTCTTGTAAAATATCTTGAGCGCTTCTTGCAACATCCCAATCTAAAGTACCCTCTCCTATACCTCTACGTAAATCTTGAAGTAAAGTATACTCACCTAGTTCTGTGTTAATGATTTTTTCTTTTGCATACTTAGCCCATTTTGGCTCGCCATATGCTGCTGCAGACATAACTTTTTCTTCATCAGATAAAGGTCTAAAACCTAAAAAACGGGTGACAGTTGAATAAAATAATCCTAAACTGTTTGGGTATTCAAATCTTTTTAACCAAGTAATTCTATCATCTTCAAAAATACCAAGACTAGTTGCATATTTACCCCCCATAGAATCAACAACCATGACAGCACATCTATCCCAATCAGTCGTGCAAATAGAACTCATAGCATGACAATCGTGATGTTCAAAAAATTCAATATCAAATTTGCCTGGAAGAGCTTTTTTAATATCTCTTTTGATGTTTTGTCTATCCATAAAATCTCTTTTTTCATAGAAAGCGACTACATCAGTCTGCTCTTGTTGATTTCTCAACCAACGAAAAGTATTAATAGGAAAACTATTATCATACTTTTTACGAGTAAATCTTTCTTCATGAGATCCACCCACAATTAAATTATTATGAATATTAACAGCCGCAGAATCGTGATGATATGCGCTAAAGCCCATTATGTTCATTAAAATACCTTTTAAAAATTAACTGTAATGTTTTTTTATCCATATTTTTGTAATTAGGATTATCTATAAAACTAACTATCGCCCATCTTCTATTATTAACCACTGGCTTAATTCTATGCACCATAAAGCAAGGAAAAACAACAGTAACACCAGGCCTCGGATGTACACGGGCGAGTATTGTATTAGGAATTGGCGCACTAAATTCAGTTTGTTCAACTCGTTCTCCTAAAGGGTTCCAATCGCCTATTTCAAAAGGTTGTCCATCGGTTAAATAAGTAAGCTGACTCCAATATCTATTAGGCCGGGGACAGCTAAGAATCCCATCAACATAATCCATATTATCAAAATGCCATTCATAACCTTCTCCTGGTTTTAGCAATATTGCTTTGTATCCTGCAAAATCTGCATACCATTGATTACCAAAAAATTTTAAATTTTTTTCACATTCTTTTACAATTTTAGAAGCGTTTTTAGCGATAGATTCATTAAAACCTATGTCGATAGCATCTACCCATCCACTGTCAATGAAATCTTCCACCTGTTTTCAAGCTCCTCTCGAAGTTTAATTGCAAAAATAGTATGACCTACTTGATTAATGTGTCCTCTTCCATCAGAATATTCTTTTGCAAGATCTCTCATGTATTCCCACCAAATGCAAGGATTATCTTGTAATATTTCGTGCTCTAAAATATTTGGTCGATAAATTGGAATAAGTAATAAATTTTCCGAGGTAAAACCTTCAATTGCTGCTTTTACAAAGAGTGCATTAGTTCTCCAATACCAAGGCATTTTTGTAAATTTTTTAAACCAAATATCACGAGTCATCTTACCCCATATATTACTCTCACCCCAGTCATATGGAACTAAATAATCTCCGTTACCTTTTGGATCAGCACGATGATGATGACCAATTAACCAAATTACCTTAAACCCTTTGACAAGTTTATTTTTTATGATATACTCTGATTGTACATCTAAAGTAACACCAGGATGTTCCCAACGGTTATCAAGGTTTAATAAAGAAAATGCAGGATTTGGTGCCTCATCACTTGGTATTGACCAAGAGTTTCCTACAACAAAAATATCATCAATGCTCATAGTATCTTGTGGTGACTCATTTACTCAAGGAGAAGGTCTTGATAGCCAAGACCAAGTTTACTCACATATTTTAGCTAAAAGATTCAATGCGACGATAAAAAATCTTGCACAAAGTGGTGCATCAGAATATCTAATTTTAAATCAAGTTGAAGAAGCTGTCAAGTTAAAACCTGATTTAATTATTATAGGACACACAAGTGAGTATCGCTGGAAAGTATGGGACTTTAGAAAAAATATGTGGCAGGGTTTTATAGTCGCAAACCATGTGGTAAAAAATGAAAAATACTATCGAAACTGGATACTATCAGAACAAATTCTAGGCAATAAAAGAAAACACGAAAAGCAGCATCAAGCCGCATGGCACGCGGCAGGAATGTTATACTTTTCTGATGAGAAAATTGTTACTGAGCTATGGGAAAGCGCAGTAGCAAAACAAGTGCTACTTTGTCAAAGAGCTGGAATAGAGCATATACATTTATGTTGTTTTCCTCATCTTTACGATAATTTAAAAGAGTTGACTGATAAGCATGTGCCGATTCATTTTGATTTAGAAAAACATGAAGACCCTGCAAAAGATGGTTCTCATGCAGGGCCTAAATCACATCTTAAAGCAGCAGAGTTAATTTGCAAACGTTTTGGTTTGTAACATTTCTCCAGCCATGTCTTGTTCGGCATGTATGTAATCATAAAAATGATTAACAGCAACCTCTTTATGTTTAGCCTCTACCTCAAAGTCAGCATACTCAAGCATAGGAATTGCATTTGACATTAGATCTTCATCATGATACATTTCTGAATGCGCATTAGGTTTCATCCAATAAGCTTCATTTTCGATTGGAAAAGATTGAGATTTATGAAATAGTGGTCGCACGCCTTTCCAAGTTTTTACAGCTTCTTTAAAAAAGTCATCATTTACACTAATATGTCTAACTTCGTCCCTAATCTTCCTGTTGACAACTTTACCTTCTGAGTTTTTGACTTTTTCGTTTTGTCGCATTCTATGACAGGCATAGTGGTGTATGTCGAGACAAGTTCTTGTCGGGATTCTTGCTGCGAGTTCGAGTGTGTGTTCGATGTCATAGCCGTTGGGTTTATCTTCATTTTCAACTGATAAAGTTCCTTGAGCGTAGTCTGAGAGATATTGGAAATTGCTTGCAAATCTCTTAATTCCATCAATGTGCTTTCCCCCGTATAATCCTTGCAAATGTATGTTCATTGTAAAATCTTCTGCCGATAATCCCATAAGTTTACCATACAAAGCATGGTATTCTAAATCTTTAATAGAGTTTTCTACAACATTAGCTTTTGGACTACCAAGAACAGTATACTGACCAGGATGGACAGAGAGTCTAATCTCATGATATTTAGCTATTTCACCGCATTTATGGAGACCCTCACATATCTCTTCCCAAATTTCTTTATACCAGTCTTGAGTGAAGTCCAAAGTATAACAAGGAAACATCTCAGAAGAAATACGAAAAGAACGAAGATTTCGGGGCTGTTTCGAAAAATAGTGCTCAAGTATGAGATAAAGTTTGTGAACATTTGATAAAGCCTTATCTTGCACACGTTTTTTACCTCCATCTTTGAGTGCATATGTTTTAGTAGTTGTACCAAAATTAAATTGTTTTGCTAGTTTTTTATCATGAAACTGGCAACACTGAGATAACCGCCAATCGGTTGACGTTTGATTGAAATAAGACATTTATACTCCACATAAAGGATAATAGTCCATAGAAAGTATTAACAAAGAATCAGCTACGTAGGGCAACATAATTATTACACATAGAACTAAGATAATAGCAAATAGTCCTAAAACAAAGTTTGCCATTATATCACGCTATCAAGTAGCTCGTTGAACTCATTCCATTTTTCCTCTTCTTCAGCACGAGAATTTTTGCGCATTACATTTGCAACACGCCGAGCAACAGGAATCTCTATATTATACTCAGCTTTAATATCTTTTAGCAAGGAAGAAATAGATTCTCTTGCTGACTCTATTTGAACAAGTAGATCAACAACTTTTTCAAATTCACGTTTTAGTTCATCGTTCGTTTGCGACATCTGTCCCCTCTATAACTTTAAATGTTTCTCGAATTGCTTCTGGACGTTTACGGACAAGTTTAGATTCTTGTAAATCATCCATAACATTAGTAAATAATTCAAAACACTCATCAGCGCAATCACTAAAACCCTCATCCTTTGAAAGTTCAGCGATTAACATTTTCTGATGAAGCAGATTAAAGGCACTAACTATGTTAGCTGCACCTATTTCACGTGACCCCTCGAAGTCTCCCTCCGGTCGAGGGCTGTATAGTTCAAAATTACTACTTTCCCAAACAGTGCCTTCGTCATCATCAAAGACATCAATCGGCATTGAGGAAAGAACTTTATAGATTAATTTTTTAGCTTTATCGTGTGAGACCACCACGTTCACCTCCTGTGTCACTACGTGACCCAATCGTCCCGATACGGCTGGACATAAAACCACATAAGAGATTTAGACACAGCTGTGACGAAACGTTTATTAGATTTGCTAGCCATCGCAGTTTCAAACTCACGTTTGAGCCGTAAATATGGATTTTTTAAATTAGAGACTGGAACAATCGACTGAACATTTAATTCACGATAATTCCAATGTTCGCAGCGTGAAGAATACGCTGGCGAAGAGTTTAAATAAAGTTCTGTTTCAGAAAGTTTTGGAGAAAGATTATTCCAAAGTTCATGAAACAGATTATGCTTTTCTTCGTCTGTATAATCTGAAATAGATATACGACGAAGGTTGCGAACGAAATCACGAAACGGATTTCTCGACGCCATCTTAAAACGCATGTTTTAACACCCTTAAAGTAGCACAGAAATTACAAATCTGCAAGTTGAAAATTAATTGATTTACTCTTCTTCATTTCCAATAATGTCGTAGTCATTGTTTGAAAGACATTTTGGAATCATTTTAGGAGGAACGCCTTCCCAAAATTCTTTTTCGTCATAGTAGTAGTGCTTTGATCTA